CAGACCCCAGATCGCCTTGATCGCCTCGTAGGCGCCCTCGAACGTGTTCGCCGCGGTGTTGCCGAAACCGACCACGCTCTCGATGGCGCTCTGCATGCCCGACGCCGCATCGGCCTTCAGGTCGAAGAACATCGCCGTGGCGGCTGCGCCTGCCGCAGCAGCGCCCATCCTGATCCGCTCCCAGACCTCGACGGCGACATCCTTCAGGAGTGACATCGCTTCGCCGAAGCCGCCCGCGCCGGAGACGAGACGCGTGAACTGGTAGACGAGCTCGCCCGCGCCGACGATCAGTGCGCCGATGCCGGTGCGGATCAGCGCCCCCCGCAGGACGACGAGCGCGGTGGCGAGACCACGGACCGAGAGCGCGGCGGCGGCCATGCCGGCGACCCAGCGCCCAGCCAGGAAGGCGGCGAAGGTCGCGGCATAGGTGGTCAGGCGGCCGATGTTGTCGAAAAGCCCACGGATCGCGATGCCAAGCGGGCCGGTGCGGCTGGCGACCGCCGCCATGGCGTTGGCGACCGCTTCCAGCGCGGGGGCTGCGGCGACAGCGAGCTGGTTCGATAGCCCGCGCCAGATCAGCCCGAGCCGGGAGATCGCGTCGTTCGTGCGCTCGATCTGGTCGGCATGCTGCTCGGAGACAACGACCCCGAAGGCAAGCACGTCCTCGGTCGCCTGGCGCAGCGTCGCGGTGTCGATCCGCGACATGGCGATGGAGCCTTCCTCGCCGAAAAGCTGCCCCGCGACGGCGGCGCGCTCAGCTGCGGGCACGAAGTTCTCGATGGCCGCGTTGATCGCACCGACCCTCTGGTCCAGCGGCAACGCGATCAGCTCATTGGCCGAAAGCCCGAGCCGGTCCAGCGCGTCTGCTGCGGGGCCGGTCCCAGCGGCCGCCTGGCTGAGACGGCGCGTCAGATCCTTCGTCGCCTGCTCAATGCCGGACATCGAGACGCCCGCCAGCTCGCCCGCCCGCTCCAGCGTCTGGATCGAGGCGACCGTGGTCCCCAGCGACTGCGCGAGCTTGGCCTGCGCATCGACCGTCTGCAGGCCGGACCGGATCATCGCCACGCCAGCAGCGGCAGCGGCTGCCACGGCAGCGGCGGCCGCGACCCGCACCCGCCGCGAGAAGGCCGCGAGCCGGGCGTTCGCCGCCTCCATCTCCCGGCTCAGCCGTCCGAAGCCGCGCGCGCCAGCCTCGCCCACGCCTTCGAGTTCGGCGCGCACCTGCCGTCCGCCCACGGCCGCGAGGCGGACGCTGACGCGTTTCTCGGCCATCGGTCAGACTCCTTGCTTTCGCCGTATGGGCGTCTTACGTTTATGCCATCGATCAAGTGAAGGTATGACCATGGCCGAGACCGCGACCCTGTCCTCGAAATTCCAGATCTCGATTCCCAAGGCGATCCGGGCCGCCCAGCACTGGGAGGCCGGGCTGACCTTTGCCTTCATCCCGAAAGGCACGGGCGTCCTGCTTGTGCCGGTGCCCAAGCGGGAGGCGCTGAAGGGGCTCGCGCGCGGCGCGTCCGCCACCGATTATCGCGACCGGACGGATCGGTTCTGATGATCCTCGTCGACACGTCGGCGTGGATCGAGTGGCTCATCGGCTCGCCGACCGGCGAGAAGCTGTCTGAACATCTGCCCGAACAGGCCGAGTGGCTCGTACCGACCATGGTCCAGCTCGAGCTGGCGAAATGGCTGACGCGCGAGGTCGGCGAGGACAAGGCGGATCAGGTAATCGCCTTCACGCAGGTCTGCCATGTGGTGCCGCTCGACACCGAGATCGCGCTGGCGGCGGCGGAGTCGTGCCGCGAGCACAAGCTTGCGACCGCCGACGCGATCATCTTCGCAACTGCCCGCGCACAGGGCGCGATGCTCCTGACCTGCGACGCACATTTCGAGGGACTGCCCGGCGTCACGCTGATCGAGAAGATCAAGGCCTGACCCCCGGGCCACCATTCGCGCTCAGCTCCTCGTTCAGCTTCCGGACCATCACCGCTTCGATGACCGGCAGCAGTTCGGCCATGGCCAGCCGCGGCACGCCGAGCGCGTCACCGAGTGCGAGCGCCGCCGACATGTCCCAGCCGATCACAGCGCCGGGCAGGACACGCAGCTGTCCGCCGAGACGGCCGACCAGGTCCCAGAGCTGCCAGCCCTCTTGCGTCAGCGGCCTGTTGGTGCGGCCCGGGCAGTCCGGGCAGGTTTGCGCGCAGGCTTCGCAGTAGCGCTCGCCCCCGCCGAAGGACCATTCGGCGAGAGCGCGGAGGCGTTTTTTTCCTGTTCCAGAAGCAGGCCTTTGGAGACGTAGGTCAGCTGGAAGGCCTCGAAGATCGGCCAGACATCGAGCAGCGCGTCGATGGCCTCGGGGCTCGGGTCGATGGGCTTGCCGTCCGCATCGCCGATGCCGTCCCAGGCGAGCACGGCCCGCCGCGCCAGCGCCTTGGCGAAGGCGACCGCGCGATCTTCGTCGGACGCCTTCTCCGGCAACGCCTCGACGGCCGGATCGCTGCGCGTCGCCACCATCAGCGCGGTCGTCAGCGGTCGCAGCTGCACCCGGACGCCGGGCGCGAGGTCATGCCAGCGCGGCGCGTTGGTCAGGTCGAGCGTCAGCATCCTCAATACACCTCTATGTCGTTGATCAGGGTTGCGGTGCACATCCGGCCGACCACGCTGTCGCGGGCGGCCTGCCAGTCGAAGGTGACTTGCACCCCCTGCGGTCCGGAAATCTCGATGCGCGGGCGCGGCAGGTAGACGGCGTGCACCGTGAAGGTGAAGCTCTCGCCCGAGGGCAGGACGTAGGCGAACTCGAGCTCGCAGGCCTCGCCGTTGATGGCCTGCGTCACCAGCGTCTGGTCGGCGAAGCGCACCTCGATCCGGCCGGTCAGCGCGGCGATGGAGGGGTCCGCGCCGTCGATGCGGCCGTCCGAGCGGATCGTCTCGATGCGGTCGAGGTTGTTGGCGTAGGTGATCTCGGCCGAGACCACGTTGCCGAGCGCGGTCCCGTTCCGCGTAATCGCGCCGTTGAAATGGCCGAAGCGCTTCAGCTCCAGCGCGGCAGGCGTCCCGGCGCCGGTTGTCGTGCCCACCGTCTCGCCCTGAGCGACCAGCCGCGCCGTTGCCGTCAACAGCCCCGAGCGCTGCATCTGCCAGGTGATCTGGTCGAGCACGCAGCCGGAATACATCGCGTAGCGCGGCACCTCCGGCATGCCGGTCTCGATCGACATCGAGGGAAGCATCCAGGACCCGGACTGGAACTCGTGGCTGTACGGCGCCTCCGCGCCCGTGGTCGTCGGCGTGCCGAAGGCCGCCTTCAGCCAGAAGCCGAAAGCCTCTGCGTCGAGCGGCACCACGACATCGCCGTCGGCCGTCACCGCATCCTTGATCGGCGCCAGCGGATCGCGGCCGTAGCCGAGCAGCTCCGAGTTCAGCAGCAGCTGCTCCGCGCCGAGCGAGGTGCTGGCGAAGGGCATGCGGGTGAAGCCGCTTGCGGGCGGCGTTCCATAAGTCGTCTCGAACGCAAGCGCCATCAGCGCCCGCGCCCCCTGGGCTCGTGCCATGGTGTTCTCCTCGGGTTGTCGGGGTCAGCCGAGCGGATCGGCCGTGGAATAATGCAGGACCACCGGGATCACGGCGGCCTTCAGGCTAGCCGCGCCCTCGACCGGCAGATCGACCGGCCGTGGCGCTTCCGCCTCGACCCAGTCGCAGAGCCCGCCCAGCGTGCGGTCGGCGGCGAGCGCCGTGCCGATCCTGGCGGTCAGCGTGTCGAAGGCGGCGTCACGGTCGGCGCCCTGCACGACCGCCTCGATCTCGGCCCGGTGCTGGTAGTGGTAGCGCAGGGGCGACAGCGTCACCTCCGGCTCCCCCGGCTCGCCGTCGCGCAGGATCAGGAGGCCCTCCGCCGGCACGCGCTCGGGCAGAACCTCGCCGCGGAGCGCGGTCGCGGGCAGCACCGAGAGCCGCGCGTGCAGCGCGGCGAGGATGGTTTCGCGAGGGCTGGGCATAGTCTGTCGCTCGACTCGTGCTTGACGCTTGCTTCGACGGTGTTTGGATTGCCAAACGCCGCGAGGCACAAGGCGGCGCGAGGAAAAATGCTGCTTGATCCGCAACGCCTTGAAGGACAGCTCCGAGATGCGACAGCCGTAGACGCAGCCATCCGCGACGCCTACTTGATCTGCGCCCATGCTCAATTCCCTGACGGAACCACGGTGCGCCCTGCCGGACATGGCTACATCGAACGCGAGCTCCGTTTCAAAGCTAAAGGCGACTGGTTTCGTTCAGCGGTCCTCAATCAGAAGTGGGCCCTGTGGTACTTTCGGAAGCCGGCCCTGAATGCTGGGCTTATTGATCCGGGTAAGACCAAAGAGCGATTTCCCGCTTCGGAAGAAACGTCACGCGGGGAAATCAAGCTTCGCGTTCGTAGTTCGCCAGAGGCGCATGCTGGATTGAAATGGGTCGGCGCTGAATAATAAGCTCCGTCGAGCGGGCGGCGATTTCTTGAAGTGGTTACGCACTCACCGAAGCCGCACCTCTACCCAGTTCGCCACAATCATCCCTGGCATGCTGTCGAGCGCACGCTCGACGTCTCAGTCGAAGTCTAACCGTTTCAGCAACTGGTCCGGCGGCACCGGGAGGAAAACCGGCACTGGAGCGCATTGCAGCAAACTGCCAAGGAAGAAGGTAAACGAACATGATCGTTGGATAGGAATGACTTCGCGCGGCGTCCTCGACAGGCAGATCTACGCCCGCGGCGCTTACGCTTCGCACGCTCGCAAAGACCGCCCAGATTATGGTGGGATGGCGTCGCCGAAATGATGCTGGCAGCCAGCGTGTCGAAGGCGGCGTCACGGTCGGAACCTTGCACAACAGCCTCGATCTCGGCCGGATGCTGGTAATGGCAGCGCAGCGGTGAAAGCGTCACCTCAATCTCGCGCGGCTCGGAGAAGCCTCTAGAAATTGAACGATGCCGCCAAGCAATCCTGCATGCAGCGGCAAACTGGGGTCTCGGTAGTCGGCGAGCGGGTCTCTTTCCGAAAGAGCCTTTAGCATATGCGTGCCACCAGCAAGGTGAAGACGCCGCGCTTGCGGCATTGCTCGAACGAGCAAATCAGCGTCTTTAAGACGGACCTGTCGATCCGCGTCGCCTTGAACGATCAGCGCAGGCCCGCGCCATGTCGCAGCGACGTCGGAAGGATCATAGGAAAATAGGTCAATCAGGTATCCCTGCACGCTATCCACAAAAAGCGGCTGCAGGATCGGGGGTATGGACCCGGCTTCCCGGCGACGTCCGCCTTCAAGGTCGGTCACGATCGAGCGGATATCCTCCACTAACGGGGCATTGTGCGGATTGCCTTCCAATTGCTCGATCAGGAGCTCGCCGGCCGGGCGCCCGGGTGTCGCAAGGAGAATTAGGCCGCAAAGATTGGCAGGCGCATTTTGCGCGGCGACAAGGGCCACCAGCCCCCCTTCGGAATGTCCTGCAATCCAGACACATGGAGCAAGGTCCGACACAAACCCAACCCAATTACGGACATCTTCGGCATAGGCCGAGAGGGTAACGTTGTTTGGATTGGCAATCGCCATAGAGCTGCCGTAAAGCCCTCGCTTGTCGATCCGCACGGAAGAAATGCCTGCTTCGGCCAACCCTTCAGCGAGCAGCCGGTAGGTATTCGTCGCAAGGCCCTGGCTTGAATTCCCGTCCCTGTCCGTCGGACCCGAACCGGGAACGATGACGACAGCATGCAGGGCGCCATCGACGACGATCATCTCCCCTTCCAGTGGCCCTTCCGGCCCCGGAATATGGACCGGCTTACCGACGGCAAGTGCAGGAAACAACATAAAGATCAGGAAAACCGTTCGAAGGACGCAGGCCATTTGCACTTGTAGATGCTTGGTCACAAGAGATTGGCCACGACGGCCTTCGCGAAAGCATATCAGATGTCACAGCCGCCTTTCCACCCAGTTCGACACCATCTGCCCCGGTAAGCTGTCGAGCGCCCGGTCTGCATCCCGCCCGAGATCCAGCCGCTTCGGCAACTTGACCTGCGGGACCAGCAGGAAGATCGGCACCGTTGTGCGTCCGCGGCCGGTCTTCGACCGCGACGCGACACCGAGCCCACGACTGTTCAGCCGCCCTTCCGCCACCAGAAGGCTCGGTCCGCGGCGGCGGTAGATGAAGCGGAGACGCAGACCCCGCCGGCGTTCCCACTCGCCGGGGGTGATCTTCGCGCCGCGCAGACCACGCCCGGCGGCTTCGGTCGGGATCGCGAGCCAGAACCCGTCTCTGGAGCGGATCAGCGGGCCGGTGTCGTGGGCGCCGACGATGACCGGGGCCTTCGACCAGACCAGAGCCGCGGCGTTCAGGCTCTCGCCGGCCTTCGGGTAGGTCAGGCTGCGGATCGAGTTCGCGAGCCGGCGCCCGAGCCCCGCGCCGGTGATCTGGCCGCGCCAGGCGGTCTTCAGCCCGGTGCCGGCCTCGCGCATGGCGGCGGTGACGGCCTTCTCACCGGCCTTCACCTCGGCGGCCATGGCCGCGACGAGGTCGGGCGTGATGTCGAGCTTCAGCTTCATCGCGGTCAGGCCGGGCGCAGGTCCACGGTCCAGACAAGCCGCTCGCGGTCCCGGACGGGCTCACCCTGGATGAGGAAGCCCTCGCCGTCGATCTCGATACGGTCGCCGGGCCGCGGGTTCGCCACCTCGGCGAGGCGCAGATCGAGCCGGGTGGTCTCCGACCAGATGCGCGCCTCGCCGAAGCTCGTGACGTCGTCTGGCCGGCGCAGGATCGCGCGGACCAGCGACGGCGCGCCTCCCTCGGCGGTGTAGACGACGTCGCGCGCCAGATGCGCGTCGGCGAAGAGCGCGTCGAGGGCGGCTTTGAGGCCGGTCATCAGGTCCGCCGTGCCGAGCGCAACACCTGCGGCCGTGTGCAGATCGGGAGCGGGTTGCTCTCGATCTCGAGCCGTACCCATTCGTCGCGGTCCCGGTCGGGGATCGTGCGGGCATAGAGCGGCTGGCCGAGGGTGTTCACCGTCTCGAAGGTGTCGGCGGGGGCGTAGTAGATCTCGAAGAGCCCCTCGATGCCCTCGGGATAGAAGAACGCCTTGTCGGTCGGGACCGTGAACCCGACGCCGCCCCGGTAGCGGCGGAAGGTGATGCCGCCGAA